ATTGGACATTTATTAAACAACATGCAACAAAGGGAGCGTTATTTTGGAATGTAGGAAAATAACTTTCGTTAGATTAAGAAACTCGGAATACTATAAAGGTGAGAGATTAAATCACATAGTTGATTCTATATATCATTTATGTAATAATTACATTAAAATAAATTGTTTTTATCCTGATTCATATGATAGCTATAATGTTTCTTTAATTGATATAGAAAAGAATAGAAAAAATATAAGAAAGATAAATTCAATTGAAGAATCAGATGTTTTAATAATACCAACTGAATCGGAATTTGCATATCACATCTATGGTAGAATATCTAACATTATGTTGGGTAGAGGTTGGACAATGGTACAAAATATTAGAGAAGGATTATTAAAAAATCCAAAACCAAGAAAAATTATTTTATTATCAAGTGATAAAGCAGATACAATAGAATTATATAAACAGAGAGTGTTTCATGATATACCTAATTTAGATTTTTATAGAATAGATGAGAGTGAATTTCCTGGTGGTATTCATCATTTAAAATATTTAGCCATTAATGAATTAAATATTAAGAAAATAAAAAGAAAAGATTTTTGTTATTGGGGAACATCAAAAAAACAAAAAATAGATTTAACTTCTGAAGAAAAAGAGGTTAGTATAAAAGATTGGTATGATAATAAAACTCACGAGTTAACTCAGAAGTCTAATACTAAAAACAATTATCTAAAAGAAAGAATGAAGATAAAGATGTTAAAAGGTACACCATCATTAGATGAAAGACATATTATATTGAAAGATATTGTAAAAGATAAAGAAATAACAAAAAATATGATTGGTTACTTTGATGGTTTTAAATACACTCATAAGTTTGATAAAAATATGAAAAATATTTTACCTCATTTAGCTGAGTGTAAATTTACTTTATGTTTTAATTGGCCTGGTCAAGAAGAACATTTAACTTCAAGATATAATGAGGCTTTAGCTTGTGATGTGATTCCTTTGGTGTGGAAAAACTACGATTGTAATAATCAATTGGTTTTAGATGATAGACAACGAATGTATTCTTTTGAAGATATAAAAAAATGCTTGAAAAATACATCAGAAAGTAGTAGATTAAAATGGTTGGATGAAATTAAAGATAAGTATACAAATGTAACTAAACCAATAGAACATTACGAGGAATTATTTAATAAAAAATTAAAAAAAATAATAGAGGGTTAATATGAGAAAACTAACAGCAGAAGAAATCCAAGACAATTGGAAAAAGTTAATTGATACTATAGAGGGTTTTATAGATGATGATAGAAAAGAAAACCTTTTGAAGATGTATGATTACTTTCAAGATAGAATGATGTTAGCACCTGCTAGTGCTAAAGGACATTTCCACAATGCAATGCCTGGTGGATATGTTGAACACATTCTTCACATTGTAAAACATTCACTTGAATTAAAACAATTGTGGGAAAAGAATGGAGCTATGATTAACTTTACAGATGAAGAGTTGGTGTTTGCAGCTCTACATCACGACCTGGGTAAGATTGGTGATTTAGAAAACGACTATTATGTCCCACAAGATTCAGAATGGCATAGAAAGAATCGTGATGAGATATATAAACATAATCCATCCCTACAATACATGAAAGTACCTGATAGGGGTTTATGGTTATTACAACACTTTGGTGTTAAGGTAACGGATAAAGAATATATTGGAATCAAATTAACAGATGGTTTATATGACGATGCTAATAAATCATATTTGATGTCATTCAATCCTGATTGGGCACTTCGTTCCAATATGGCTTATATTTTACATCAAGCTGATATGATGGCTACTCATATAGAATATGATATGTGGAATAGAAATGATGAAGAACAGGGAAATAAACAAGAAGAAAAACTTAAAGAAATCAAGAATGAGTTCGATAAGTTATTTGCATAGGAAAGAGTTATGATATTAGAAATTATATTAATTATCTTATTATTATTTATATCTTATATGTTGATGTTATCAATGAGAAGAATAAATCAATATGAAGATTTTATATTACAAATCCAACAAATAGTAACATTTGCTACTGATAAAATGAAACAAGTTGATCATTTAGGACATTTTGAATCTGATGATGAAGTTGGTTTCTTTTTTGAAGAATTAAAAAATCTTCAGTTAGCACTAGATGGAATATTTGAAACAGAGGAGAATGAAAATGCCAAAGGCAAAAAAGAAGCGTAAAGTATATTTTGGACAAGAGGTTCAAGATGCAATTGTTAGATATAATCAAAGTACAGATGATGATGAAAGGAATGTAATATATAGAGATGAAATACATAAAGCATTTGATAAACTTTCTGAAAATATAATTAACACATTTAAGTTTAGTTACTTTGATTATGGTTTTGAAGATATAAAACATGAAGTAGTTGCTTTTATGATAATGAACATTCATAAATACGACCATACAAAAGGTTCTAAAGCATTTAGTTATTTTTCTGTAGTAGCCAAAAATTATTTGATATTACATAATAATGCTAATTATAAAAAATTAAAAACTCACGATGACATTGATGTTGTTGGTAATAAATTAATTAATAAGTCACCTTATAAAAGTTCCCATATTAATGATTTATTGGATGAAATAGTTAAATATTTTGAATATAAAATTCCAATATTGTTTAAAAAGAAAAGAGATATGGATATTGCTTATTCTATAATTGAATTAATTAAAAGAAGAGAAGATATAGAAAACTTTAATAAAAAATCATTGTATATTTTAATACGAGAAATGACAAATGTAAATACATCTCATATAACAAAAGTTATGAATGTATTTAGAAGTCATTATAATAAGATAATAAGTGAGTTCGAATCAAATGGTATTTTAGATGTAGAAAAAAAAAATAATTTTAAATTTTTTTAAACATTAATTAACTATAATATAAAACCCACCTACTTGGTGGGTTTTTTATTTTCTTTCTTATTTTTGTAAATTTGATATTTATATATGAATCGGTATATTTAAACGGAGTATTACAATGGCTAATAAAGAAAACGAAATATTTGAAGGTAAATCATTTCAAGACTTAACAAAAGATATTTATGAAAATTCTAAAAACAAGAAGTTACAAATAGATTTATTAATTCAAGAAGTTCATGGGATGATAACAACTATAGATGATGCTGTTATGGTTGCCCCAATCATCAAAGAATACATGGATGTATCGGTTAAGAATGATGAACATCTTGTTAAACTTGCTGGTGTATTACAAAGAATTATGGCTAAATCACAGGGTGAATCTGAAGAAAGTAGTTTACTTTCCGATGATGAAAAAGCAGATTTAATGAATACACTTCAAGATACTGTTAGTGATTTACAAGGTGAGAGTGATAGATTATCTAATATTACTAAAAAAACAAAAGGATTTATGGAGAGTTAGATGGGATCTACATTTGTTTCGTTTAATAAATTAAAATCTGATAGTAAAAAATTATTTGCTAATACAAGACCGGAGGCGGTTTTTCTTCAATTTGTTCCAGGACAAGTTATTGATGTTGTTACAAGTAGTGACCATGCTATGTATTCGGGTTTAAAAAGAAATTTAAATAGTATTTTAGCTAAACCACATTATGGTTCTCAATTTAAAAGAACTTCTACATTGGATGAAGAAGATAGATATTTTCCAATGTTTCGTGGGATGGTTGATGTTCCAATGAAAGGTGATCCTGTTTTACTTTGTACTGTTGGTTCGGTTAATTATTATTTAGGGCCACTGAATACTTTAAATAGACCTGATTGGAATATAGATCATTTATGCTTTCCAGATTCAACGGTACATGATATATGGAAACCACCATCTTCACTTGGAAATCAAGAACTTAGTAGAAGAGATTTGTTTAAAATTTCAAAAAATTTCCAATTAACAAAAACATCAAGACTTGAAAAAAAATATAATGAAGATCTTGATAATCCAAAAAATAATAAACCAATTATTGGTGATATTCATGGAGATTTGGTTTTTGAAGGTAGACATGGTAACAGTATAAGAGTAGGGAGTAGAGATTTAAATCCATATA